CAAACGCAGAAAATAAATAGTTAGCTCTGTATTCCTAGACAACTAACGACTTGGAACCGAAAGGACAAAATCTGTGAACGAAAATTGTACTAATAGACCTAAAGTACAAACCTATATGGTAAGGAGGCGGGAGTGTTGTTATTGCTAGAAGTTTTGCCAACTTTAGAAACCTAATTGAATTAATCCTATTGCTAGGTAAGTTCCAAGGAGGTACTAGGATAGGTATGCAAACTAAAGAATAATTAGTATATTTGCAAGTAAAAACAAGTTAATGAAAGAAAGCATAAACCACCCTGACCATTACGGAGGTGACAATACATACGAAGCTATCAAAGTAATTGAGGCTTGGGACTTAGATAAATGTTTTTACTTAGGTAACGTTGTAAAATACATATCTAGAGCTGGCAAAAAGGATAAATCAAAAGAGATTGAAGATATGAAGAAGGCACTTTGGTACCTAGATAGAAAGATAAAAACATTAGAACTAAATTAGTATATTTGCAGTATGGAAATTAAAAGCATATTAGGTGAAAAGGTATTAATCGAATGGCGAAAAATGCAAAGTTTGCAGCCTGATAATTTAAAACTACCTTACAATATAGCCTATCTAAAGCAGTCACTAATTGAGAATAATTTTGCTATGCCTTTTTTTGGTTGGCAAAATGGCGAAGACGTTTATGTTATAGACGGACACCAAAGACTCCAAGTCTTAATGGAATTAGAAGGCGAAGGGGTTAAGATTCCAGAATTACTAGACTGCCAACTAATTAAAGCAAAAGACCGTAAAGAAGCCGTCAAAATATTGCTTAAAGTTTATAACCAGCGTTCAAATCCGATAGACTTAGAAGTCTTAACTGAATGGGTAAATATAGAGCAAGTTGAAGTAGAAGTTCAGAGTTTAAATGTAGTGGACGTTCAAGATATGGAAGAAGAAATCGAAAATGAAACCATATCTAAAAATGACCCTGCTATAAATTGCACTTTCAAAGATAGCGAAAGCCTACAAAAAGCCGAAAACGAAATCAGAGAAATAGTAGATAGATTTAATGGAAGTATAAAAGTAAAGATTTAAAACTTATGCAATGGAAAACTGGACTAGCAATATTGATATCTGTTACAATAGCATATCTTTTGTGGCAAAATTGGACAAAAAACCAATTAATAAGCCGACTGAAAACAAGCCAACTGAAAGCACAGGTGGAAACCCAAAGCCAAATCACAGAAGTAAAAGTAATTGAATGGAAAACCAAAAAAGTATTCGCAGATAAAATAGTCAATAAGTGGCACAATGTCCACGACACAATAATTAAACGAGACACACTGCTAATTGAATGCCAAAATGATATTTTTAGCCTCGATACGGCTTTATATTCATGCGAGCTAGCACTTGGCTCATGTTTAAATTTAAGCAACTCACAAAGCAAATTAATAAAGAATCTACAAAATAGAAAAAGTCCTATCATAGTTCCATACGTTGGCGTTGGATTGTCAATGGATAAGAATTTATTAGTAAGTCCAACCGCTCAAGTCGGAATAGGAATAAATTTAAACAAAATATTCGGCAAAAAATAGTATATTTGCGCAGTAATTAAACCAAATGAAAATAGCCTTAATAGAAAATCAAAGTATCGGAGTTAATATTCACAGATTATTGACGCCTTATAGTCATTTACAGCCTCACCACGAGGTTATAATGACCAACGGAGTACTAACTACTGACTATGACGTTATAGTCTTTAATAGATTGCCTAATCAATGCCTTACCGATTTAGAAAAACTCAAAGCAAAAGGAGTTAAAATAGTAGTGGATCTAGATGACTGGATAGAGCTACCTAGATACCATTATGGGTACTCAAAAAATAGTATTAAGCAAATAGCTCCGATATTAGATAGCCTAAATTTAGCGGACGTTATAACTACGTCAACCTATACACTGCAAAAAGAACTAAAAAAGCTAGGATATAACAGTGAAGTATTGCCTAATTTTATTCAGCACAATTTAAAGAACGAACCTACAGAACACGCCATCGGCTGGGTTGGCGGTGCTGGTCACGTTAATAATCTATTCACAATGGCTAAACCTTTGCAGGCTGAGTACAAAGCTAAAAGGATTCTAGGAGGTTACACAAAAGACGAGATTCAAAGCGAATGGTATCTAAAAATAATGTCAGGGAATGGAAAGTACGATATTGGGGTGCGCAAGCCTACAAATCAAAACTACATGGAGCTTTATAAAGATATAACTATAGGACTGCTACCTAGCTTTAATGATACTTTCACACTATGCAAAAGTGATTTAAGAGCTTTAGAGTATGCTAGTATGGGAATTGTAGGTGTTACCAACGGAGGTTGCTATGAACGTACTAAGGCACTAAAAGTAAATGATAAAACCTTTGAAAAGACGGTCAAAAGACTAATTAATTTTAAAGATTACTACTCAGACATACAAGCTTTGCAAGTAGAATGGTTTATTGAGCGAAACGATATTAAGAAAATTACTCAAAAAAGATTGCAGATAATAGATAGTTTGAAATGAATCAAATATTAAATGGCGATTGTTTAGAGTTAATGAAGGATATACCAAACGGAAGTATTGATATGATACTTTGTGATTTACCTTATGGAACTACACAAAACAAATGGGATAGCGTTTTGCCATTAGATTTAATTTGGCAAGAATACAAAAGAGTTATAAAACCGAATGGAGTAATAGTTTTGACAGCTTCACAGCCTTTTACAAGCCAATTAGTATTGAGTAACTTAACAATGTTTAAATACTCTTTGGTTTGGAACAAAAAAATTGTAACGGGGTTTTTGAACAGTAAAAAACAACCACTAAGGCAACACGAAGATATTATGGTGTTTTATAACAAGCAACCAACGTATAACCCACAAATGCACCAAAATAAATTGAAACGTAATTTTGAAGGCTCAGAGATAAAACCATCAACCGAAAATTACGGTAAACAAAAAAACTATATAAGCACTGTTAAAGATGATGTTAGCTACCCACGTTCAATTATTGAGCAAACTGGAGTTGTAAATAACTCATCTCAAAAAGTGCCACATCCAACGCAAAAGCCTGTGGAATTATTTGAATACTTAATAAAAACCTACACAAATGAAAATGATTTAGTATTAGATAACACAGCAGGAAGCGGAACTACTGCAATAGCTTGTTTGAATACGAACCGACAATTTATTGTAATGGAAAAAGAACAAAAGTATTACGATATTATTTTAAAAAGGGTCGAAGATTGGCATAAAAAAAATCAAACAAATATTTTCAAATGATAAAATACATTCAGAGCCTTAATAAGCCAACGCAACTAGATATAGACATATATGGAATATGTTTTAAGGATTCGCAAAATACCGAATACAAAAGGGTAGATAATAAAGTCAGCACAATAGCCGACAAGTCTTATCTATTTGAGTACAATGTAATGCTAAACACCGAAATAGTAAACAAATATACAGGCTTTTTTAGTTGGAAGTTTAGAGCAAAGACAGGAATGAATAAGCGAGTTTTATTTAATCTGCTCAAAGAAAAAGCCTACACTCAGTATGAGGTCATTAATCTTTGCGAACCTTTGCCGAAACCTTACTTAGAATTAAGCGAAACTAATCACCCTGGATTTATGGACTTATTTACTGCAATATGCGGCGATTTAGGGCTTAAAGTTAGCGAACCTAAGCACACTATCTATTCTAATTTTTTTATAGCTAAAAAGGACGTGTTTATAGAATATCAAAACATATTAAGACAAGCTGTAGAATTATTGGAAACGAAGTACAAAGAACAGGCGTGGATGGATTCAGGATATAAAGGACTGCCAAAAGAAAGGCTAAAAGAAGCTACTGAATTAGACCATTACACTATGCATACTTTCATACTAGAGAGATTATTGAGCGTATGGATTGACAATAAAGGCATAAAAACTTTGGACTTATGTTAACAATTTACACAATTTGCTACAACGAGGAAATGGTTTTGCCTCACTTTGTAAAGTGGTATAGAGAGCGTTTTCCTAATTGCAAAATAGTGGTTTATGATAATGAAAGCACCGACAATACAGAGCATATGGCCTATGATTTAGCGTGCGAAGTAGTTAGTTATTCGACAGATAATAAGCTATCAGATAGTGCTTATTTGACAATAAAAAACAATGCGTGGAAGTTAGCAGACACTGACTGGGTTATGGTGGTAGATTGTGACGAATTTGTAGACGTTAACGAAAGTGATTTAATCAAATTAGAAACGAGCAAAAAGACAATAATTTCAGCCACTGGCTACAATATGTGCAACGTTGAAGGGTTAACTGAACTTGCAGATATAAAGCACGGAGTTAGAGCGGAGCAATATGATAAGTCTATACTATTTAATAAGAAATATATCAAAGAAATAAACTATGAGGCTGGATGCCATACTTGCACACCGAAAGGAGTTGTAAATTATGCCAAAGGATTACTCAATTTATACCATATGCATTTAATTAACGAGCAGGCTTTAGTAGATAAGTATCTAAGGAATGCAGATAGAATGTCGGATGAGAATAAAAGAAACAAATGGGGACACCATTATTTGCAAAGTGAAGATATAGTAAGGGCAAATTATAAACACGGATTAGAACTCGCTAAATTAATAAGATGAAAAAAATAAAACACAATTACCAATCTATAGAAGGTTGGTTTAACATGGAAAATGAATACCTAGAATTATTAGAGCAATGTCCTGACGGAGGTACATTTGTGGAGCTAGGGTGCTTTAAAGGCAAATCGACTTCATTTATAGTTACTGAAATTGTCAATAGCGGAAAGCTGGTTAAATATTACACAGTAGATAGTTTTAAAGGTCACACCGATAGCAATGACAATAAGGAAGTAGAAGCATACAAAGGAATATCAGACATTGAAATAGACTTTGATAAGAATACAAATCATTTAAAAGGCAAATTTGAAAAGATTAAATCACTATCGCATGAGTCTGCAAATTTATTTGAGGATAATTCTGTAGACATTTGTTTCATAGACGCTGGACATAGCTATGAAGCGGTGAAAAAAGATATTGAAAGTTGGCTACCTAAAATGAAAAAAGGCAGTATAATATCAGGGCATGATTATAATGCTTGGGAAGGGGTCAATAAAGCGGTCAATGAACTGCTAGGAACTCCAGATAAAATTCAAAACGATTGTTGGTTTAAAAAAGTAATATGAACGAAATAGCAAATACAGGATTTTGGAATGGTGAAACGGCACACAATCACCACGTACATTCAGAGAATTTAAGTAAATGGATTTATGACTTTTGCGAAAGTAAAAAAATTAAGTCACTAACTGACTTCGGCTGCGGACTTGGAAACTATTTAAAAGACCTATCACCTATACTAGACTTTGCAATAGGAGTTGAAGGTAATAAGCCTAAGTTTGCAGTATTTGAAAACATATACGAAGACGATTTAACCACCGACCTAAGTAATAAATATTATCAATGTGAGTTGGCTATAAGTTTAGAAGTAGGTGAACATATACCTAAAAAGTTTATGAAAATATACTTAGACAATATAACTAAGCACTCCGAAAAATATCTTATAACTTCATGGGCGGTCAGAGGTCAGGCTGGATTTGGTCATGTCAACTGTTTAGATAATCATGAAATAGTGCCAGAGTTTGAAAAGAGAGGTTTTGAATTAATGGAATCCGAGACTCAAGAAGTGCGAGCGGTCATAGAAGACAAGGCACATTGGTTTAGAAATACGCTATTTGTCTTTAAAAAATTATAGCTATATTTGCATATTCATTTGACTTGCCGCAATGGCAGGATTTGTTTGTTTTAATTACGCAAGCCTCGAAAGGGGCTTTTTTTATGTCCATTAAAAAAATAAACTATATATTTGCTTAGTAATTAAATTTTAAACAAATGAACCCGTACTCACAAAATAAAGTTTTAGGAACTTCAAAAGATAGTCTAATATCTGATATTTATCTTATGGATTGTATTGAGGGTATGAAACAATATCCAGATAAGTATTTTGATTTGTGTATTTCAGACCCCCCATTTGGCATAAATATAGAACAAAGAGTATTTAAAGACGGTAAAAAATGGGACACTAAAACACCTTCTAAAGAGTATTTCAATGAAATGTTTAGAGTATCTAAAAATCAAATAGTATGGGGTGGAAATTATTTTATTGAAAACTTATATTCAACTAAGTGTTTTTTAATATGGGATAAAAAAATAACTGATTCACATACTTTCTCTATGGCTGAAATGGCTTGGACTTCTTTTGATAGTAATTCTAAATGTTTTTACCAACCACCTCCTGGAGATAGAGGTTTTTACAATATAGACGGTAAAAGAATACACCCAACGCAAAAAAGTATAGATTTGTATAAATGGCAAATATCAATGTTTTGTAAAAAAGGAAATAAAATTATAGACCCATTTTTAGGCAGTGGAAGTAGCAGAATAGCAGCCTACGACCTCAATTTTGACTTTACAGGCTTTGAATTAGACCCTGAATACATAGAAAAATCGACAATAAGATTTAATAACCACATAAACCAATTAACTTTATTCTAATATGAGACCACGAATCACGCAAAAAGAAGAACGAATAAGCCTAGTGACTTCCAATGTTTACAAGCTAGGAGAAGGCTTTAGAGTATTTGTCAAGAATACCAACGTGCCTAAATTTATCCACGCTTCAGAGGAGGAGGCTTTAAAGGAGGCTATTAGATTGGCTCAGTCTACTGGGAAAACCACCTATGTTTCCAAGTTTTTGTATGAAATAAAGCCAGAAAAGGTGAAATAAATTGATATTGATTATCAATGATTTATTGAATAGTTTAGTTAAAAATTATTAAAAAGTAAAGATAAAAAGATCAATTTTAAAAAATCGACCTATCTTTGCAGAGTAATTAATCAACAAAATAATAAAATTTAATCAAATGAAAAATCAAGAAATTAAAATGACAATTAGCGAATATTCAAAACAACTTGAGTTAGGTTACATCGAGCAAATCAAATGTCTATCAGTTTTCAAAACAGAAGTTTACTTATGTAATTTAAAAGGAAAAGAAAAAGCAATAGTAAATTTAAAATAAAGAAACCAAAGTGGAGCAGCATACTATAAACTGCAATCGTAATTAACCAACTAAATCAAATCAAATGAACTACACAAAAGAATTTATCGAAGGCTATTGTCAGGCATTAATTGACACAACAGAAAACATCTTCCCAGAATTAGACGTAAAAGCTAATGTCTATTTTAACGAATTGTCCAAAAACTACGATGTGACTATTATATGGTCCGAAGGCTATGACAACGCCAAAGACGAAGAGCTAATGCAATACAAGCACTTTGAAATCACTAATCTAAAAAGTTTTGGTTTTACATTGCTTAGTTTTTTAGACCTTAGATTATCCAATTTGGCATACGATGGCGACTATGATAGCAAACAAGCTGAGATAGAGTTTAGAGAGGAGCAGAAGTTCGAAAGTAATAGAGGCAATTAAAATTTAAAGACATGAAAGTTAAAGAAGCCATAGCAATTCTCGAGCGCGATATGCACACGCTCGAGACCTTAATGAAGGATTCCAAAGGTGCGCAGTTTATAATCCGCCAACGTGCAATAAGGGAAAAAGAAATTATACTACAGGTATATAAAACTATAGACCCAAATGCGGATATATTAGTAGCAGAAGAAAATTTATTAATCACTTTAAGTTAGACCAATGAAAATCACATACAATCAACTATTATTGTTCGCATTAATTTCGGCTCTAGGTTTTTCTTTTATGTGCGGAATGAATTACAAAGAAACTCATTTAATTAAATCTAATGACAGCGAGCAAGAGGACAAAATTAGCCAACTATTAAAAGAAAATGAGAATTTAAGAATAGAAGTAGCTGGGTTGACTAAATTAATAAAGTTGAAAAATAATCAAAACATAGCACACTACTCACACGTGGAAGTCAAACATGATTTTCGGATAGTAAATAAGCTAAAATAGCTATATTTGCTGAATGTTTGAAGAGTACAGGGTAAATGAGAAAAAAGACGTAAAGCCAACGCAAAAAGTAAGAATTAAAAAGAAAATGGTAACTAGAAAAGAGGTAATAGAATGCCAGGTTGAGCTAATGTATTCAAGTGGATTAACACCTACAAATGAGATTATTTTCTTAGCGAGAATCCTAGAAGGCAAAAAAATCAATCAAATAATAGCAATAAACGAAAAGGATATAGTATGACAAGAGACTATTTAGTAGAAAAGATTTTGGATATTATAAACGAAGCGGAACTAACCACGCCTCAAAAGCTGCAAGTTATATCGAACGTCAAAGCCAAATTAACCGAATTGAAAAAAGCCGAAATACAGGATGCTATTAATGAAGATTTAGAACTAATCCGTAAGCAGCAAGGCGACCTATCGGAAATATGCTATACTTGTTAAAGTTTATTAAAAAGTAAAAATAACTATTGACTTTTTTGAAATAGTATTTATCTTTGCAACGTAATTAATCACAAACTAAAATTAAACAAATGAAAAATTTATTCAAAGCATTAAGCGACTTCCAAAACGAAGTGCCAGTTATTCTAAAAGATACCAGCGGATACGGATATAAATTTGCCGACCTTCCAGCTATCTTTAAAGTCATTAATCCACTACTTAAAAAGAATGGTATAGGATTCACTCAGCTAGGCGAAGGTAAGTCTATCAAAACTATTGTATTTCACATTGAAAGCGGTGAAACATTAGAAAGTATATTTGATATACCACAGGGTGTGCAACTAGCCAAAATGAATGAGTTTCAAGTATTAGGCTCAGCCATAACTTATATGAGACGCTACGCATTAAGTTCGGCTCTAGGTATTATAACAGATTCAGATATTGACGCTGCTGGTGAGCAAATAAAAGGTGATACAGATAGTAGAATTGCAGGATGTAAAACACAGGGTGACCTAACTAAGTTATTCAGCGAGATTAATCCAAAAGATGCAGCCACAATAGAAAAATTCACTAAAAGAAAATTAGAACTCAATGGAAAATAAAGGCAGATTTTCAGCAAGCGGCGTTTCTAGACTATGCGCCGAAGGGACTGGAGCTACAAGACTAGGGTATATCTATGAGATAGCCCTAGGTCTGGTAGACTGTAAGCCCGATATAACTACCAGCGCAATGTATCATGGAATAAATAACGAAGCAGCAGCTTTAGATATACTTATTAATATTAAAGGCGGTCAGCATAACTTCAATTTTGAAACTGGAATGCAGCAATCATTTAAAGTAAATGACTATTTAAGCGCAACGCCAGACGCATACGAAGATGGTATTTGGACAGGGGATGCTAAATGCCAATACTCAATAAAAGGATTTATCGAACAGAGCTCCAAAATATCGAAAGCATATTACTATCAAGTTCAGACTCAAATGTTAGCATTGAAAGTTGACAAAGCCTATCTTATTAACTACCTAACTAAGCCAGAGAAATTCGGTCAAGAAGATTGGACTGAATACCCGTTCCCATTAGAAGAAAGGTTTTATATCCATGAAATAAGCAAAGACGAGGCTATCTGTGAAGAAATTTTGATTAAGGCTGAAAAATACCACCCTTTGATAAATGTAGCTTACGAGCAAATGGCAAACGCTACCATATTAGATGAAATAGAGTTTTTCTATAATCAGCTGAAAAATGGCGTGTACTATAAGCCTCTAAAAGATTGGTGGGTGAATAACGAAACGGAAGTATTTAGATTTGATAACGAATTTTACATAAAGAAATGATACACATATTATTTAAGATTAGCTCAAAAGACTACTATAGCGAAGGCAAAACATACGAAGGCGATGTATGCGAAGCCTTTAATAAGTGGAGACAAGAATATCCGAACGCTCAATTTATAGCTTTATATGAAACCAGATAAACTACTAGATAGAATGCTGAAATTTGCCAACTCACCTGAATGTCCACAAGACCGAAAAGTGCAAGTGTTTAACAATGCTTATAAATGTTGGGCGGATAGCATAACAGACCCTAACCCATACAGCTATAGCAAAGTAAAGCACGAGAAAATACATTATATTGATTCCGCTCCAGTAATAAACCGTGAAGTCATATACAAGCGAAAGAAAATGACTTCTAGTGAATGGATTCAGCGAAGGAAAGACGCTCAATACAATAGACAATTAAATTCACCAATAAAACCAAAAAAAAATGAAAAAGCAAATTAACAGTGTACACTTAGTGGCTCAGTATCTTTTAGATAATAAAAAGAGCTACATTCATGACATTAAAAGAAAGTGCAAGGCTAACAATCCAATGCAGCGCATTAAATCGCTCAGAGACGTCTTTAAATGGCAAATCGAAACAAAGCTCGAAGGCTATGACGGTCGTATTCCTATTTACTATTATAGGCTAAAAAAGGCTGGTAGAATGCCAGAAAAGTATAATCTATTAAAAAATAGTTGATTTATTTAAAAAATAAGTATTATATTTGCCTTCATAAAAGCTACCAATAATGAACAAATTTACTCAAACAATACAGGGCGTAGGTAACGATAGTTTCGCTATCGGGGTTAGTAGCTTATCCACGACACGCCCTTTTTATAAAAAGCTACATAATGAACTACAAAGAACAATTAAAAAGTCCTAAATGGCAAAAGAAACGCTTAGATATTCTTAATTTAAGAGGATTTAAATGCGAAAAATGTAATTGTGAAGAAAATCAATTGCACGTTCACCACAGATTTTATTTAAAAAACCGCAAAGCATGGGAATATGATAACGACGTTTTTCAAGTTCTTTGCTATATTTGCCACGAAAACGAGCATAAAAAAGAAGATACGAAAAAATTTGATTTATATGATTATATATATGAACAATTAAATAATATTAAAGAAGATGATAGAGAGGTTATTGCTTTAGACCATTTGTCATTGTTTAATCAGTTTATTAAATATTCCAATAATCAAGCTAATTATGAAGATTTAAATTTTGATATTTCATATATTCATATGATTTTATTTATTATAAATAATGGTTGCGAAAGAGACAAAACAACTATTTGTAATATTATAGAAATAATGTTTAATGATATTTATGATTCAAATAAAAAATAAAATGGATATATACTCACTTTCTCGAACCTTTTGGGATTACGCTTTTGAAAATCCAGAAAAAATAAGTCCTAACCACGCTGCCATTTACTTTTTTGCTATTGAACATTGCAACCGTTTAGGCTGGAAACAAAAATTTGGGTTTCCTTCACAAATGACAATGGACGCTATTGGAATAAAAAAACATCAAACATATATCAGATACTTTGAAGATTTATGCGAATGGGGATTCTTTAATTTAATACAAAAATCAAAAAATCAATATTCAGCAAACATAATAAGCCTTAAAACTGCTATGCCAAAAAACGGCAAAGCATTAGATAAAGCAATCATAAAGCATACGGCAAAGCAAACACAAAGCAATGGGCAAAGCAATAGTAGTATAGATATACCAATATACCAAGATACAAATATACCAATAGACAAAGATATAGATTTTAAAAATGAAATATTTTCTTACTCAGACACTTACTCAAAAGATATGCTTGAAAAATTCTACTTACACTGGAGCGAAAAGAATAGTAAGGGTAAAATGAAATATGAATTACAGCCTACATGGGAAACTAAAAAGCGTTTATCTACATGGCATAGTAATAGTTTAAAGTGGGAAATAAAAAATCCTAAATTAAATCATATTGACCCTAAATTAGAAAGCTGGTTTAATAGTTCAATTAGCATGATAAAACAAGATTTAAGAACGAACAAAGAGCATAATGACGTAGTGCGTCAAAACAAATACGATTCTAAATATTTACTCCCAGAATGATAGCAACAATTTACAAAAACATATACGATACTAAAAAACCTCATTATTTGTCCATTGATAAATTATTGGAAAGGATAGAAAATGGAAAGTCAAAAGAAAAAGTTGAGGCTATCCGTGCAACCTTAGACAAAGAAAAGCGAGATAAATTAAAACGTGATTTACCTTGCGTAGTATTTAGTGGTAAGTACGGAGACCGAACAGATACAACGTGCATTCAAAATTCTGGATTTATAGTATTGGATTTTGATAAGTTAGAAAACCTTAGAGATTTTCAAACTGAAATAATATCTAGTCCTTATTGCTATGCTTGCTGGGTTTCACCAAGTGGAGATGGTTTGAAAGCATTATTTAGAATTGCCAATCCAAAAAAACACCGTGAACACTTCGGAGCTATTGCAGATATATTCCCAATGGTTGATAAATCTGGAGTTAATGAATCTAGGGTATGCTATGAAAGCTATGACCCTGAGATATACATTAATAAAGATTCTGAAATATTCAATACAATAAAAAAGGTTGAGCGTATAGAGCAAAGCAAAGGAATAGATAGTCAAAATGAGACATTCAATAATATCATGAAATGGCTAACTAATAAAGGCGATGCGTTTAGAAGTGGTGAGCGTAATTTATTTATATTCAAACTAGCTGGAGCTTGTTCACGTTTTGGAATACATCAAGAATCTGCCGAGAGTTTAATATTAAGTCAAGTTAGTACAGGCTCAGACTTTACAGATACTGAGGCAAGGCAAGCAATTAGGTCAGCGTATAAATGTAATAAGTTTGGGAACGCTCAATTTGAAAATACAATCTTAATTGATAAGGTAAGCAAAAAAGAAATAGAGATTGATTTATCTATCTACGATTTATCTATTAAGCCTAAAGACGTTATATATGGAATTGACGTTAAGGATAAAGCAATGGACTTATACGACAAAGGCTATGAGAAACTTGACCCTATTGGAATAGTAGAGATTGACGAAAGATATAAAATGAAACGAGGTGAAATTACTTTGTTTACAGGTCATGGCAATATGGGTAAAACCACTATGCTAATGTATATTCTTTTGATTCGTTCCATTATGTTTAAGGAAAAATTTGCAATATTCAGTCCAGAAAATCAACCAGCAGAGGAGTTTTATGACGACTTCGTTGAAATATTAGTAGGCCAAAGCACTAAGCCTGAAAATATGAATAGAGTTGGTAGATACACTTATGAAAATGCCTATGACTTAGTTAGTAAACATTTTTTTAATGTATATCCAATTGACAATGATCCAACGCCTGAATACATACAAGAGCGTTTTTTAGAATTGATTATAAAGGAAAAAATAGACGGTGTGGTGATTGACCCATTTAATCAATTACATAACGACTATGATTCTAAAAACGGAAGAGACGATAGATACTTATCTGAGTTTCTATCTAAGTATAAAAAATTCAGCGTTCAAAACAATGTATTTGGTTTAATAGTTGCACACCCTAAAGCTATGCAAAAGTATGGAGCAAATGACTATCCATGCCCAGACGTTTATGATTTAGCAGGCGGTGCAATGTGGAATAACAAAATGGATAATATTTACGTATATCATAGACCGCTCGCAAGTTCAGACCCTAGCAACGCTCAATGTGAATTTAAAGCCTTAAAGATTAAAAGACAAAAGCAAGTAGGCAAAAAAGGAACTTCATTATTTGAATATGACTGGAAGTCAAGGCGTTTTAAATTTAGCGGGTTAGATTCATTGGCTACAATTTTAAGAATAAATGAAATAGATTTAACGCCTAGTAATCCATTTAATGACTAACTATAACTGCTCAATAATTATATATGCCTAGTTTAAAGAAATGTAAAGGAACTGGAAAGGCAAAAGGTGAAGGATGCGGACAAGACCTACAATATGCCGAGCGTGGTGGTATGAAAGTCTATTTTTCTAAATTCGGATTAGGGACAAGCGGCTGCCGTTGTTTTTATAATTGGTTTGAAAGTCCTGAGCCTATTAAAAAAGTTTCCCAAAAGAGAAACCTAGAAAATAAAAACTATACTAAAGTAAGGAAAGTATTTTTAGAATCATTAATATTTTGCCAGGTCAAAGGCTGCAAAGAGTTGGCAACGGAAGTACACCACAAAAAAGGGAGAATAGGTAAACTATTGACCGATATAAGCTACTTTCTAGGGGTATGTAGAGAATGCCACAATAAAATAGAATTAGAACCTAAGTGGGCAAAAGAAAATAATTACTCATTAAATAGATTAGATATATGAAACACTTAGAAGACTCAATACAGGAAGCCTGCATAAAATGGTTTGATTTACAATTTCCTATGTACATATTGCACCATTCGCCTAATGGAGGTCGGAGAACTAAGTTTGAAGGTGCTCTATTCAAAAGATTAGGATGCCGAGCTGGATTCCCTGATTTGATTCTGTTATTCGGCAATGACAAGTATAATGGATTGCTAATTGAGCTAAAAACGGACAAAGGAGTGCAATCTCAAAGCCAGAAAGCATTTGAAAAAAAGGTAAAATTGACTAAGTATAAGTACATTATCTGCCGCAGCTTTGAAGAGTTCAGAACCGAAATAACCAACTACATAAATAATAAAGACATTTAAAAATAAAATTGTAATTTTGCAAAGTAATTAATTAAAAACAATGGAAGAAAAAATAAAATACCCAAAAGGAATATACGGAGACCCATCAATACCAAGCCAAAAGTTAACTAGGAATAAAGACTACTATGGACAAATAAGAGAGGATATTGACGCTCACTTAGAGTATTTACTAGAATTAAAATCTAAAGGTCAAAAATATGCTTATTTTGATATGTTTATTCAAAAGGAGAATAGAAAAAGATTGAGATTTATAGTTGTAGAGCCTAAAAAGAAAATAGACTAATGAATGAAGATGCATTAAGATTGTACAGAATAACCCACTACTTAGAAATGCTCAAGTATGAAGTGGAATTTACCAATAAGGCGAATATAGATAGGAGCGTATGGGATAAGCTAAACGCCATAAGAAACCAAGCCAATGTATTAAAATTGGATATAAAAAGACGAACTCCAGACTATAATGCAATATTTGAAGACCTATCTAATGAAAAGATATTCACAATGATTTCAGTTATGTATAAAATGATATTAATGAATGAATCTCAATGCTTAGACTTTGAAAAAAGCCTAGAAGTTGAAGAAATAAATTAGTATCTTTGCGAAAGTAATTAAATAAACCACTTAAAAAACTCAATATGTTAATCAATCACTACAGAAGCATCAAACAACTAGAAGCACTTTTAGAAGCCGCCAAAAAGAATGGCAAAGGAATATCCACTACAATAAGCATAAATGACCGATTAGACAATTTTGGAAACAATGTAAGCGAATGGATAGGTCAAACAAAAGAAGAACGCGAATCAAAAGCTACTAGAATATTCTCAGGCAATGGAAAGGTAGTGTTCATAGATTCTAGCAAGACTATTTCTGTAGCTCCTAAAAAAGAGGAAACGCCGTTTTAATTATAGAGCAGACCGCATAAATATGATTCAAAGCAATAAGCACAAAGTATTCGCAGACGAGTATATCATTACTAACGACCCTATAGTTAGCTATCAAAAGGCATATCCAAAAGCAAGTAGTGAAAGTGCAAGGGTTAATGGCTACAAGTTACTACAAAATACTACAATAGCTGAATACATTGCAGAAGCTAAGGAGAAAATCCAAAATGCAAGGGAAAAGAACCTCATAGAGACGTTAAAAGCAAAAGATAGTGCTAACATACTAACTAGGGAAAAATTCGTTGAAATGACCTCTAATGTAGCTAAATTGACTTATAATAAATTTATCCAGTCAAAAGAGGGCGATGATGCAGAAACTTACTCAAGGATAGCAGCATTGCTCGCAAAGATAGAAGGCTTTGAAATGCCGAAGAGGATAGAGCAAAAGACCACAGTTGAAAGCATAAATATAATAATTGAATAAAAAGTCATTTTTCAAAGTATTGATAATCAAATCTAAAATGCCCAACCTCCACCGTACGGAGACCAAATATTTTAAACAATGATACAACTATATAAGGGAGATTGTTTAGAAGTTATGAAGTCAATAGCTGATAAAAGTATTGATGCCATTATTTGCGATTTGCCGTATGGAACTACTGCTTGTAAATGGGATAGTATTTTACCACTTAATGAACTTTGGAAAGAGTACAAACGAATTATAAAAGATAATGGTGCGATTGTATTAACATCTTCACAACCATTTACGAGTGCTTTAATAATGAGTAATCCAAAGATGTTTAAGTATGAGTGGATATGGCAAAAATCACATCCAACGGGACATTTAAACTCAAAAAAACAACCAATGCGACAACACGAAAATATTTGTGTATTCTATAAAAAGCAATGCACTTATAATCCGCAAATGATAAAAAAAGGTTATTTAGACAAGCGAACTAAAAGTGGTCAAGTTGAAAAGGTTGATGTTTACAATAGTTTTACAAAAGTAGATAGACAAATAGATGTTACTGATGGCTACCCAAAAACAATACAATATTTCGCAACTCCATTTAAAGGAGGTGAGGGTGGAAAACATCCAACACAAAAACCCGCTGAGTTGATGGAATACCTAATAAAAACATACACTAACGAAAACGATACAGTGCTTGACAACACAATGGGTAGCGGAACTACAGGAGTTGCATGTATAAATACTAAACGTAATTTCATAGGAATAGAGATGGATGATAAATACTTTGAAATAGCCGAAAAAAGAATAAAAGAAGCTCAAATCAATACAATAGACCTATTTAATGCAGGCGACTAGAACGCTAGTAAATAAGATTTTACCATGCTATAAGCATCTATTTGAAGACAATGACATTCAAATAGAGTTCTTATATGGAACTAGAGACTCTGGCAAAACAAAAGCAGGGAGTCAATTAGCCTTATATGATTACACGAAGACTCGCAAAGACTTTAAATGTATATTAATCCGAAAGGTAAAAGACACGATTAAGGATTCTATTTATTCAAATGTGCTCGATATAATTCAAGAATGGAGATTGGATTCATATTTTGATAGCTCTAAAAGTCCTATGGAGGTGCGCTCAGTATTAGACAATGGCATTTTCATTTGTCGAGGTCTTGACGAACCTGCTAAGCTCAAGTCATTAATGAATCCGACAATGGCATTGATAGAAGAAGGCGACCAGATTACAAGCGAAGACATGACAATGATACTCACCACGCTAAGGCATAACTCTATTAAAACAAAGGTGGTCTTTATGTTTAATCCTGAAATGCCGAAAGGAGTCAATAAAAAAGAGGACTGGTGGCTATGGAAGGATTGGTTTAGCCATACATCAGACAAATCATTTACCCATAGTAAAGTAATAGACTATGTCGAGAATGGAGTTATAAAGCAGCTATCTATTAAGTACCGAGCAACTCACACTACATTTGAAGACAATCCATTTTGCCCTCCAGAGCGAAAGGCTCACTATCATAATCTTAAATTCACTAACCCAGCGAAATACTTACCTTATGCAAAAGGTGAATGGGGTATAATAGAAGTGCAAAGTCCAGCGTTCCCTACATTTGACGTTACTAAGCACGTCGGCAAAACTGAAATGGTCTCA